TGTTGTTAACTTCAGCGCCCGCCCTTAATTCAACATTCATCACAGAAAACCCCGATATTGACCGTATCGTAGCTGTTGCATCTGAAGACCATTTCTTGCTCGATGCTTACTACCATATCGAGCACTACCGCCCTATCCCTATCTTTTCCACCCCCGGCCTGGACCGTATCTAGTAAGATACGTCTCCTTCATGTTACCGTAACATACGTGTTACGGTAACTTAGAAAGTACCGTAATGAAAATGTTACTCGTATTAATTCTGTTACTGTCACTTGTGTGTGACGTACACGCCGTGTTACCTCTACTTGCTGCTGGTGCTGCTGCTGGTCCTGTTACTACTGCTGCTGGTGCTGCTGCATCCTCTGCTGCTCCTTGGGTTCTCGGTGGTCTCTCGCTCGCTGGTGCTGGGTTATCCTCTGCGTTCGACTGGTTCTCTGCTCGTAAGTCTGAGCAATTCAGTGAGAAAATGTCCAATACTGCGCACCAACGTGAAGTCGCTGATTTGCGTGCTGCTGGTCTCAATCCTATCCTTTCTGCTGGAGGTAAAGGTGCTCCGTCTCCGTCTGGTAATATGTCCCAATCCAAAGACCTAGGAAACGCTTTAACAAGCGGAATATCTAGTGCTATGGCTCTTGCTCAAATTGACCAAATGGGTGCGCAAGCTCAAAAAACAAAAGCAGAAGCCAATCTTCTTGAACAGTCTTATAATGATTCGAATTCCACGAAATCAATGCAGCTTGAAAGGTTGGAAGCTTTACGAGGTGAATACCTCAAAAAAATACATGAGGCTAATCTTCCAAAATTCCAGATTAGCCAATTGGAAGCTGCTACCACTAAACTTGAGCAGGAAATCACTCAAATTAGGCAAGATATTCAAATGACTGCTTTAGGCATGAATAAGGCCAAAGCAGAGTCGAAAATGTGGGGTGGTCCGGGCGGTTATGTATTACCTTATCTTAATGCAGCCAAATCCGTGAAGGATTTGCTACCGTCTATCCGCAACACTCGGTACCCTGCGGGTCAAACTCGTACAATCGATTGGAGGTGATTCAAATTGCAAAGGTTCCAAATGTCACGACAAAAGGCGAATCGGAAATTCCGGTCTGGCCAAAAAATGCATCACAAAAATGCCGTGTCCATTTCAAGGGGCGGTATTCGACTCTGAGAAAGGAAGGCCCGAGAAATCGGGCCTTTTAATTATGGCCTGTTACTACCCCCTTCGAATGTATCGCTCTCCAGCAGGACCAAATCCTAACGGAAAATGGCCTCTAGTATCTCATGTAAATACGCAATCTCCTGAAATAAATGTCCCATGTGGACGCTGTATAGGCTGTCGTCTCGAAAGGTCCCGTCAATGGGCTATTCGATGTGTAAATGAAGCACAAATGCACGAAGAAAACTGCTTTATAACTCTTACGTATAATGATGATAAAATAATATATGGAAAAAATGAAACTGGAACATTAGTTCCTAATGACCTTCAACTATTCTGGAAAAAATTACGAAAGGAAATCAATAAAAATGGAAACCGTAAATGTCGATATTTCGCATGTGGTGAATATGGCGATACAACTAGTCGCCCTCACTATCACGCCTGTGTGTTTGGCTTTGATTTCCAAGATAAAAAATACCACCGTACTACTGAAACTGGTGATAGGCTATACTCTAGTGATATGCTCAATCGTATATGGGGCCATGGTCATTGCCTTATTGGCTCTGTTACTTTTGAAAGCGCGGCATATGTAGCACGTTATATAATGGGAAAAAAGCTTGGCCGCGAAAAAGAGTATTATAAAGAGCAAGGAATCGAACCAGAATTTGTAAGAATGTCTCGCCGTCCTGGAATCGGCTCTACCTGGTTCGAAAAATATAAAAATGATGTTATAACAAACGACATACAAGTCGTTAATGGAAAGGAAACTAAACCTCCAAAATTCTACGATAAACTATTGGAAAAAACTAATCCCGAATTATATCTAAAAAACAAATCTAATAGAATAAATAATCAAATACTAAATAGAAAACTAAAAACTAATACTACTAAAAAAATACTATGGTATAATAAACGTCTAAAAACTGATACTAAAATTCGGGAAACAATTAAACTTCAAAAAATTCAAAAACTAAAAAGGAATTTGGAGTAAAAACTAAGGGTGTGTTTGCGAAGCAAACGCGCCCTCAATCATGTCCAATTACTACGGACAAAAAAATCTGATTCACTCATGATTTTATAGGCAAAATAACTTGCCAAAACTCAACTAATAACGTACTATATAAACACGTGAAATGTTTCACGTGAAACAAGGCTCAAAAATGCGTTACTACATGCTCAAGGATATCGAATCCGAAAAACCGCAACTCCTTATGCACTTCGAAGACGATGTGCAAGCGAAACGCGCCATTCAAACCGCGCTCCGTGAACCCAAGAGCGTATACGCTCAATTCCCTGAAAAATTCGTTCTCCTCTTTGTCGGGAAGATGCTTTCAGTCGACACAACAATAAGCCTCCTCCATGAGTTCGACCAAGCGCATTCGTATCAAGTCTGTACCGTTCAATCTCTAGTTGAGGTGAAACAATGACTGTCCGCAATCGCTTCAACCGTCAATCTCCCAAGCCCTGCGATACTGGTTCTGAATCCAAAGTTCAACAACAATTCCAGGATTCGCAGGACATCAACCAAGTTGTCAAACGCTTCAAAAAAACGGGAGCACTCGCGACCACGCACACGAACGCACGCGTTCAGTCTACAGGCTCCTTCGGTGCCTATAATCATATGGATTTCTGCGAGATGTACGAGCATATCCAAAGAGTCCGCGAGGACTTCCAACGCCTTCCAGCACGGTTACGCGCTCGGTTTGACAATAACCCGTCTAATCTCGTCCGCTTCGTCGGCGACGAGCGCAACCTTAAGGAGTGTGTTAAGCTTGGCCTTATCACTTTGCCCGAAGGGTACGAGCTAAATAAACTCGGTGAAATCATCGAGCAAATGGACATTGTAAAAGAGGCCGAAAAAGAGGCTGAAAAACCGCCTCTAAAAAGCGACGAAGAGGCTAATCCTCGTAAGTAAACAGCGTGTGGGAACTATATTCTCTTGATGTAATAGTTCCCACTGACACCACGAAGAGGACCTGTAACCCTCTGGTGGTGTCTAAACTGGGGGCTTGCGGGAAACCGTAGGCCCCCTTATATTTCAGATAGGCTAAACCACGAAAGGGAAAACATGCCTGCTTTAATGAAACACAATTTCGCAAATATCCCTCCTCCACAAATACCTCGGTCTAAGTTCGTTCGACCTACTGGTACCCTCACAACCTTTAACGAAGGACAAATCGTTCCCGTTCTTCTCGACGAGATTCTTCCAGGTGATACTGTCGATATTCAGGCAAATTTTCTTTGCCGTCTTCAAACGCTCATCAATCCAGTATTTGCGAATATGTACCTGGATGTTCATTTCTTTTTCTGTCCATGGCGTTTGCTATGGGACCATTGGGAAGAGTTTAACGGTGCTTCTAATGATGCTGGTATTCAAACAACGGAATATCTCACTCCGATTCTGGATATTGAACCCGGAATAAAATTCGAAGCTGGGTCTCTTGCGGATTTCTTTGGTATTCCTACTGATATTGCTACACCTGAGGGTGATATTCCAATCGCGGCGCCCTTTGTCATGTATAACAAAATCTGGAACGAATGGTATCGCGACCAGAACCTTCAAGACAAAATTCTAGTGGATACGTCTGACGGACCTGTTCAGGTAGGCGATTACACGCTTCGTTCACGCAACAAAAAAAAGGACTATTTCACCTCTGCGCTACCTTGGCCTCAAAAAGGCGATTCTGTTGCAGTATCATCATCTATTCCAGTCTATGGAAATGGTTTGGCTCTCGGTCTAAATGACGCAACAACCAATTACGGAATGGCGCACGAAGGTGCTGATTTAACGGGTTATACCGGTGCCTACGGCAATGACAGAGGGCAAACTACATCCATGGGTACCGTGATTGGAGGTGGTCCTAAATCCATTGGTGTTACTACCAATCCCACTTATTCAGGCCTCATTGCTGACCCGTCTACGATTACCATCAATGCCATACGCGAAGCCATTGCCATGCAACATATGTTTGAGCGTGATGCCCGTGGCGGTACCCGGTATACCGAAATCCTTAAGGCCCATTTCGGTGTCGATGTCCCTGATTATCGTCTTCAGCGTACCGAATATCTCGGTGGAATGTCACAACGCATTGACGTTCGTGCCGTGTCCCAAACGTCCGAATCAAATACTACTCCACAAGGCACACAAGCTGCTTATTCTGTCACGCTCGGGAAAAATCGCGTGAAGCATTCCTTTGTCGAACACGGATTTATCATGGCTCTTGCATCAATTCGCCATGATATTCAATACCAACAAGGCTTACGGAAAATGTGGTCTCGTCGGACTCGTGAAGACTTTTACGACCCTATTTTCGCTCATCTTGGTGAGCAGGCTATTCTCCAAAAGGAAATCTATCTCGGTGCCGTTGGGTCCACAAATAACACCGTATTCGGTTACCAGGAACGGTGGGCTGAATACCGTTATTTCCCGTCTATTGTCACAAATCAATTTCGGTCAAATCACGCAACATCCTTGGATAATTGGCATCTTGCAGATTATTACACTTCTGCACCTGCCCTTAATTCAACGTTCATTACCGAAAATCCAGATATCGACCGCATTGTTGCTGTGGGAGCCGAGGACCACTTCCTGCTCGATGCTTACTACCACATCGAGCATTACAGACCCATCCCCATCTTCTCCACCCCTGGCCTGGACCGTATCTAAAAAGATACGTCTCCTTCATGTTACCGTAACGTACATGTTACGGTAACTTAGAAAGTACCGTCATGAAAATGTTACTTGTATTAATCGTGTTACTGTCACTTGCGTGTGACGTGCACGCCGTGTTACCTCTACTCGCTGCCGCAGGTGCTGCTGGTCCTGTAACTACTGCTGCCGGTGCTGCTGCATCCTCTGCCGCTCCGTGGGTACTTGGTGGTTTATCGCTTGCTGGTGCTGGGCTATCCTCTGCGTTCGATTGGTTTTCCGCTCGAAAGTCGGAACAATTCAGCGAAAAAATGGCAAACACTGCGCATCAACGTGAAGTCGCCGACTTGCGTGCTGCTGGTCTAAATCCTATCCTGTCTGCCGGCGGTAAAGGTGCTCCGTCTCCATCTGGTAATATGTCTCAATCCAAAGACTTTGGAACTGCATTAATGAGCGGTATTTCAAGCGCTATGGCTTTAGCTCAAATTGACCAAATGGGTGCTTTAGCTCAAAAAACAAAAGCAGAGGCGAGTATGATAGAACAGTCTTATCAGGATTCTAATGCTGATGCCATGACAAAAATATCTAGGTTATTGGCTCTTCGTGCTGATTATGCTGACAGAATGCAACAGCCAGGAATATCTAAAGCAACCTATTCATTATTGGAAAAACGTTACCACGAGGTTGCTCAGCATATACAAAATATGAAAGCAGATGAGTCACTTACAGGCTCACAGGCTCGTACCTCTATATATGGCGAGAAACAAGCCGAAATGGAGTCAAAAATGTGGGGTGGTCCTGGTGGATATGTGTTACCTTATTTGAATGCAGCCAAGACACTCGGAAACCTCATACCGGGTACAGGTTCTAGGAAAATCAACAAGCCTCTACCTGATATGCCTGATATGTTTAAAAATCCGAGACATCAG